GTCCCTGTTAGCATCTCACATTATAGCAAACACACAGAAAAAAGACGGTGTTGCAGTATACATTGATACTGAATCATCACTAAATTCTCAATTTTTACAAGCAATCGGAGTTGATGTAGAAAAGATGGTATATTTACCTCTTGAAACGGTTGAAGACATTATGGATGCAATTGAAAATGTAATCCTTAAAGTTAGAGAAAAGAATCCAGATAAACTTGTAACAATTGTAGTTGATTCAGTAGCTGCAGCAACCACTAAGATTGAATCAGCCGCTGACTTTGAAAAGGATGGTTATGCTACTCAAAAGGCAATTATACTATCTAAAGCTATGCGTAAAATTACCAACTTAATTGGTAAGGAAAAAATACTTTTAGTATTCACGAATCAGTTAAGACAAAAGATGGGTGCAATGCCATTTGCTGATCAATATACTACTTCAGGTGGTAAGGCTCTACAATTTCATGCATCAGTTAGGTTAAGACTTAAACAAGTTGGGAAACTTAAAGAAAAAATTAACGGTGTAGAAGAAGTTGTAGGGTCTGAGGTAGAAGCAATTGTGGTTAAAAACAGAATGGGGCCCCCAAATCGTAAAATTCGATACAATGTTTTTTATAGACAAGGTATAGATGATTATGGTGGATGGTTAAAATTGATGAAAAACTATAAAGTAGTTAAACAGTCAGGTCCTATTTGTAAATATGTTGATACAACAACAGGAGAAGAACTTACATTTTATGGTAAAGATTTACAACAACTTTGTGAAGAAAGACCAGAAATTAAAGAACAAATGTATAAAGATACCTGTGAACAATATGTTATGAAGTATCAACATGAAGATGTTCAAGATATGGATCCTGATATTGAAATTGATGAATCAGGGTTATAATGAGCGATATATTTAGTCTATTAGATAACGTTAAAGAAAACGATTCTTTAGGGGTCAATGATAGAGTACTAATTGTAGATGGTTTAAATTTATATTTAAGAGTATTTGCAGTAAATGGTGCTTTAAATGATAATGGAGTCCCAGTAGGTGGTTTAACAGGTTTTTTAAGATCTTTAGCCTATGCAATTAGAGAAGTAAATCCAACTAGAGTAATTATAGTTTATGATGGTGCAGGTGGTTCTCAACGTAGAAGAAAAATCCATAGTGATTATAAGTCACAAAGAAAACCAGGTAAAAGGATTACAAGGTGGGATGCTTTTAAAGACGCTAAAGAAGAAAAGGATGCAATGAAAATCCAATTTTCAAGATTACTTGATTATTTAGATTTTCTTCCTATTAATGTTATCTCAATAGACAAAATAGAAGCAGATGATACTATCGCTTATATTGCACACACATTATTAGATAAAGAAGTTACTATAATGTCTGCGGATCAAGACTTTTTACAATTAGTAAATGATAGAATCACTGTATGGAGTCCAACAAAGAAAAAGTTTTATACCCCTCGAATGGTAGAAGCTGATTATGGAGTACCGGCTCACAATTTTTTAATGTATAAAACCCTAATGGGTGATAAATCTGATAACATCCCAGGTGTTAAAGGATTAGGCCCTAAAAAATTACCTAAAATACTACCAGATTTACTCACACAACAAACCCTTGATCTTGATTTCATTCTGGAGTATGCTGGTAAAGGAGAGGAACCTATGCATAAAAGAATTAGTGAGTCGGCAACCCAACTTCATATAAATAAAGAATTAATGGATTTAAAAAATCCACCTATATCAGGAGAATTAAAGTTACAAATAACAAGGTTAATAGAAGCACCAATAAATTTGCTTTCCCGAAATGATTTTATTATAATGTATAATGATGATCAATTAGGTAATGCTATACAAATACCTGATTTATGGTTAAAGGAACACTTTGTTAAGTTAAATACATTCGCAAAACAAACACATGAGTAAATTAACTCAATACGGACATTCATTTCAAACTAAAGCTATTGGTATTTTAATAACTGATAGGGATTTTTTACAACAAATTGCAGATATAGTTTCTCCAGACTATTTTGATAATGATGCTGGTAAATGGATTATTCGTAAAACACTTAAATACTATAATGAGTACAAAACAGTTCCTACAATGGAGGTATTTAAAGTAGAGTTAGAAAATTTACAACAAGAATTACAAAATGTAGCTGTAAAAGATTTACTTAAGCAGGCATATAAAGCATCAAAAGCAACAGATTTAGGTTTTGTAAAAGATACTTTTTTAGATTTTTGTAAAAATCAAACATTAAAAGGTGCACTAATGAAATCAGTTGATCTTTTAGAATTAGGAGATTATGATGATATTAGAAATTTAATTGATAAAGCACTAAAAGCAGGAACAGAAAGAGACATTGGTCATGAGTATTTAGCTGAGCTAGAAGATAGATTTAGAGAAGAAGCTAGAAACACTGTGGAAACACCTTGGCCATTAATTAATAAATTACTTTGTGGGGGTTTAGGGCAGGGTGATTTAGGACTAATAGCAGGGGGACCTGGTGGTGGTAAATCTTGGGCTTTAATAGCATTAGGAGCTCAAGCTGTAAAAACGGGGCATACTGTTATACATTACACTTTAGAATTAAGTGAAAAATATGTAGGTAGAAGGTATGATGCTTGTTTTACAGAAGTACCCGTAGGTGATATTATAGATAATAAAGATATAGTAAAAGAAAAAGTAGAAAATTTACGAGGTGGTCTTTATATTAGAGAATATCCAGCAGGACAAGCAACAGTAAATACAATACACGCACATTTAGAAAAATGTATACAACAAAATATTAAACCCGACTTAATTATTGTTGATTATGCTGATTTGCTTACTTCTAAATCGAGTAAAGAAAAAAGAGACAAATTAGATGATATTTACACTAGCTTAAGAGGTTTAGCTTCAGAAATGAAACTACCTATTTGGACAGCTTCACAAGTAAATAGATCAGGAGCAAGAGAAGAAATTATCCAAGGAGATAGAATGGCAGAAAGTTATTCTAAAATGATGATCACTGATTTTGCAATGTCTTTGTCACGTAGTGCCGAAGATAAAGAAAATGGAACAGGAAGATGGCATATTATGAAAAATAGGTATGGTGCAGATGGTATTACTTATGATTCAGTTATGGACACTTCAATAGGTAAAATTGAAATAAATATGAGAGGAAATAACAGACCACAACAAAACAATAATGAAGATCTTTCGCCTGCACAGCGAAGAAGACTCCAAGGAGCTTCTAACGATTTTTTTGGGTTTTAATAGGTTTTGTTTGTATATACTGTACTTATTAGCACAATAAGGGGCTTGACCCCTCTCTATTTCTAATTTATAAAAATAATAATAATGGCGAAAAAAGATATCACAAAAGAAAGAATAGTATATAAACCGTTTGAATACCCAACAGCATTTGACTATTGGTTAAAACAACAACAAGCACATTGGATACACACAGAAGTTCCTATGATGAGTGATATTAACGATTGGAAACAAAATTTAAATGAAACCGAAAAAAATATTATCGGTTCTATTTTAAAGGGCTTTGCCCAAACTGAAACTGTAGTAAATGATTATTGGACAGGATTGGTTACAAAGTGGTTCCGTAAACCAGAAATCATTGCAATGGCAACTACATTTGGTGCTATGGAAACAATTCATGCTGAAGCTTATTCTTTATTGAATGAAGAATTAGGTTTAGACGATTTTTCTGAATTTTTAGAAGATGAAACTACAATGGCTAAAATTGAAACATTAATGGATGTAAGAGATTCGTTTAATGGAGAAGTAGATTGGCATGAAAGAGCTAAGTCACTCGCTATATTTAGTGCATTTACAGAGGGCGTTAATTTATTTAGTTCATTTGCTGTTTTACTATCATTTAAAATGCGTAATAAATTAAAAGGAGTTGGTCAAATAGTTGAATGGTCAATTAGAGATGAATCAATGCATTCCGAAGCAGGATGTTGGTTATTTAGAACACTTTTAAAAGAAAAACCAGAACTAAAAACCCCAGAATTAGAAGCAGCAATTAATGAAGCAGCTTTACTTTCATTACAATTAGAATTAGATTTTATAGATAAAGTTTATGAAATGGGTGACTTAGAAGGTTGTTCTAAAGATGATTTAACTCATTTTATAAAAAATAGAGTAAACACAAAATTGGGAGATTTAGGTTATAACCCCATTATAGGGGATATAGATATGAATGCCGTAGGTAGAATGAAATGGTTTGATCATTTATCTGCTGGAAAGCAACACACAGATTTCTTTGCAAACAGAGTAACAAATTATAGTAAAGGAGTACAAGATTGGGATGCAGCTTCAATATTTTAAAAAATAAATAATGGATAATAATTTAGTAGCAGATTACTCCCAATGGGAGCGAGGGAAAGATTTCCCTGAATTTATGGATGAGGTAGCTTTATCAACAATTTCAAAAGGTTATCTTTTACCTGGAGAAACACCTAAAAAAGCATATAGGAGAGTTGCTAGCGCAGTAGCATCAAGATTAAATCGTCCAGATTTAGAATCAAAATTTTTCAAATATATTTGGAATGGGTGGATTGGTTTAGCATCTCCTGTACTTTCAAATACAGGTACAGATAGAGGTTTACCTATTTCCTGTTTTGGTGTTGATACACCTGATTCAATTAGAGGTATTGGTTTAACTAATGCTGAACTAATGAAACTTACAGCAGCAGGAGGTGGTGTTGGTGTTTCTGTTTCTAGAATTAGACCAAGAGGAGCAGGTATTAGAGGTAATGGTAAATCAGAAGGTGTAGTACCTTGGTGTAAAATTTATGATTCTGCTATTATTGCTACTAATCAAGGTAACGTAAGAAGAGGAGCAGCGTCTGTTAATTTAAATGTTAACCACCCTGACATTGAAGAATATCTTCAAATTAGAAGACCAAAAGGTGATCCTAACAGACAATGTTTAAATTTACATCAATGTGTTGTTGTTGATGATTCATTTATGAGAAAATTAAATGATAGAGATGAAACAGCAATGAAAATATGGTTAGAAATTCTAAAATCAAGAATGGAAACAGGAGAACCATATATTATGTTTGAAGATAATGTAAATAAAGATAATCCTTTAGCCTACATGATGAACAATCTTAACGTTTCAATGACAAATATTTGTACAGAAATAACACTCCATACAGATGAAGAGCACTCGTTTATATGTTGTTTATCTTCGTTAAATCTCGCAAAGTATGATGAATGGAAGGACACAGATGTTGTTGAAATTGCTACATACTTTTTAGATGGTGTAATGGAAGAGTTTATTACTAAAACTAACGGAAAAGAAGCAATGAGACGTACCCATAACCACGCTAAAAAAGGAAGAGCATTAGGTTTAGGTGTAATGGGTTGGCATACTTTCTTACAAAAGAAAAATCTACCTTTTAATTCTATTGCCTCTACAGCTTGGACTCACACAATAATGTCTAAAATTAAATTAGAAGCTGAAGCTGCAAGTAGAAAATTAGCCCAAGAATATAATGAACCATTATGGTGTCAAGGAACAGGAATGAGAAATACTCATGTAATGGCTATTGCCCCTACTGTTTCTAATTCAAGAATTGCAGGTTGTTCAGCAGGTATTGAACCACAACCAGCAAATGTTTACACTTTTAATGGGGCTAAAGGTACATTTATTGTTAAAAATCCCGAGTTAGAAAAATTACTTGAAGAAAAAGAATATAACACAGAAAAAGTTTGGGATCAAATTTTAGCTGATGGTGGTTCTGTTCAAAATTTATCTAATAATATTTTAACAGAAGATGAAAAAGAAATATTCTTAACATTTGCAGAAACTAATCAATTAGCATTAGTTCAACAAGCAG